GGAGTGATTTGAAAATGAGGAAGAATTTTGCAGAAGGTTATGATTATATCAATAGATGGTGGAAAAGAAAAGCTATCCGTAGATATACAAAACTTCATAAAGAAAATAGATTAAAGCCTGAAATGTTATATTATTCAGATATGTTGGGTATGAGTTGGGAACAAGCCAAAGAAAAATATTTAGGGGAAGTTGGTAGATAATGGATATTTATAAATTTTCAGATAGTGTAGATAAAAGTAAAGAGTATAAATATAAAATACTTGTCTATCCAAACATAACTTATCAGAAAGATTTGGAAAAAGATTCTTATGTTGTAGTTCTCTGTAATATAATTAAAGAACTGAATAATATTAGAAATGATTTACATTGGACAATATTATCACCACAGTTAATAAACAGTCTTAATTTTGAAAACACAGAGCAAATAATATTACCATTACCCTCTTATCCAAATGCTATGAGAACTCATTTTGATTTTAAAACCATTATGAGGGAAATAGATTGGAAAGACAAAGACTATGATATAGTTTATACACATTTACCTGAACATGCTTTACAGTTAAAAAATTTATTGTATAATAATACAAACATTAATCCTTTATTCATAGGTTATACACATTGGACTGAATTTCCAGAAATAACTAATTATGAAATGACTATGATGGATGTTAATATATTAGGACTATTAGAAATGGAAAAATGTGGTATTAATACGCAGGGACAAAAAGAACTTATCTTAAAGAATGCAGAGAAAAATTTTAATAAAGATGTTGTTAAACGCTTGAATAATATACTTGTTCCACAATATTTAGGTTGGGAAATACCAAAATATGAAAATCAAATAACTGATAAAAAAATAATTGTATTTAATCACCGACCACATACTTATAAAAACTATCCTTGGTTTTTAGAGCAGATGGATAAACTTTGGAAACAAAGACAAGATTTTGAGGTATGGGTGCCACTAGCTGATTCCGTTACAAAACCATATATGACAAATGATAAATATGACAGGTTTGGTTATTTTTCTAAATTATCAAGTTGTTATTTGGGTGTATGTGCTAAACAAAAATATGCTGGTTGGGCTATTTCTGCTACAGACGGAATGAGTGTTGGTGTTCCGTATCTGTTTTCGGATGATGGGTATTATCGTGAATTAGCAAATGGTGCTGGTATATATTATGAAGATGGTAAAGATTTATTAGTTAAGATAAATAATTTATTAGATGATAAAGATTCTAAAGATGAGTGGTCTACAAAATCATTAAAAAGGTTTGATAATGGTAGATGGGAAAATGCTATAAAACAATTTAATAGTATGTTAGATGAAACGATATCTAATTTACCAACCATAAAAGAGGATACAGATTCATATAAAAAAATTGTAGATTTTGTACAAAAAAAGAAATCAGTAAACAAAAAAGACATACTTGAAGAATTAGGTTGGGGTGTGAGAATATCATTTTCAAGTTATAGAAATAAATTAAGAAAAAATTCAAATATTAAATTTACAAAAGATAGATACGAGGTTATATAGATGAAAAAACTAACAGCAGAACAAATCCAAATGAATTGGGAAACACTAATGGATATTATCAATAAACACATTGGTGAAGATAGAAAAGAAAATCTTATGAAGTTTTATGATGATTTTAAAGATAGAATGATGTTTGCGCCGGCTAGTGGTAAAGCAGCATTTCATAATGCTATGCCTGGTGGATATGTTGAACATATTCTTCACATTGTAAATCATTCTCTTCAACTAAAAGAGTTATGGGAAAAGAATGGAGCTATGATTAATTTCACAGATGAAGAGTTAGTCTTTGCCGCTTTACATCATGACTTGGGTAAGGTTGGTGATTTGGAACATGATTATTATATCCCACAAGATTCGGAGTGGCATAGAAAAAATCAAGGTGCTATTTATAAACACAACCCAGATCTTCAATATATGAAAGTGCCTGATAGAGGTTTATGGTTACTTCAACATTATGGTGTTAAGGTTACTGATAAAGAATATTTAGGAATTAAATTAACTGATGGTTTATATGATGAAGCTAATACATCTTATCTTAAATCATACAATCCTGATTTTAATCTCCGTTCCAATATGGCTTACATATTACATCAAGCTGATATGATGGCTACACATATTGAGTTTGACCAATGGAAAAGAGGTAACGAAACTTCAAATGGAGTTGTTGAACCAAAAGTACCAAAAACAAAAAAAGAACAAGAAAAAGTAGATAAACTCAAAAACAAATTTGATGAGTTATTTTCTGCGTAGGAGATAGTGTATGTGGTGGTGGATATTAACGATATTATTTTTTTTAATTAGTGTTACTTCAATTACATTGGTATACTTTTCATTAAAAAGAATAAATGAATATGAAGGTTTAATTCTAGAGTTTCAACGGATAATAGAATTTGCAACAACTAAAATGAAACAAGTTGATGCTAGAGGACATTATGAAGCTGATGATGAAACTGGATTTTTCTTTGAACAAATAAAACAAGTACAGGAGTTATTAAATGGAATCTTTGAAAACGAAACAGAGGAGAATAGTGGTGCCGAAGAAGAAAAAAGCTAAGAAGAAGCCTTATTTTGGTATGGATGTACAGGATGCAATCGTTAGATATAATGATTTAGATCCAGATAAAGATCAAACAAAACGAAATGACATATATCAGAAAGAAATACATGCGGCATTCGATAAACTTTGTGAGAATATAATTAATACATTTAAGTTTGAATATTTTGATGATGTGTATATAGATGTAAAACACGAAACACTAGCTTTTCTTGTAATGAATATTCATAAATATGATCACACTAAAGGTTCAAAGGCATTTAGTTATTTTTCTGTTGTAGCTAAAAATTATTTAATATTACATAATAATGCTAATTATAAAAAATATAAAACCCATTATGATATATCTGCTTTATCAAATGTATCATCTAAATCTGATAAAAATGAATTTTTAGATGGTTTTATAAATGATATGATATTTTATTTTGAACAAAACATTTCAAATATTTTTAAAAATAAAACTGATATAGACGTTGCTTATGCTATAATAGAATTATTTAAAAATAGAGATGGTATAGAAAATTTTAACAAAAAATCATTATACATTCTCATACGAGAAATGACTAATGTGAATACTTCTCAAATAACAAGAGTTACAAATGTATTTAAAAAATATTATAAAAAATTATTAATAAAATATGATAAGTATGGAACTTTAAGTGATACAAGAAATAATTTTTTTTAAGAGATAAATAATACAAATTAAAACCCCTTCCCAATCGAAGGGGTTTTTTATTTTATATTTATTTTTACAAATTTCATATTTATATATGAATAGTTACATTTTTTAATACATTTGGAGATTTTTAATGTCGGATAACAACGAAATATTTGAAGGTAAAACATTCCAAGATTTAACCAAAGATATTTACGATAATACAGTTAATAAGAAAAAGCAAATTGATTTACTTATATCTGAAATACATGGGTTTATCACAACCATAGATGATGTTGTATTGGTAGCTCCAATAATTAAGGAATATATGGAGATAGCTGTTAAGAATGATGAGCATTTGGTTAAATTGGCTGGAGTACTACAACGAATCATATCAAAATCAACTGGAAATAACGAGGAAAGTATGTTATTATCGGATTCTGAAAAAGAAGAGTTAATGGAAACTTTGCAAAATACTGTAGAAGATTTACAAAAAGAAAGTGATAGAATTACTAATATAAAAGATAAAACATTTAAAAGCACGGATAATTAACAATGGGTGAATTTGTAAGAGTAGATAATAATAGAGCTAAAAATGCTTATGGAATGAATAATACAGTTTCAAAAGATATTTATATAGAATTTGTTCCAGGAGTTGTTCTTGATGTTGTACTAAACGATAAATCTCCAGCTTATGAGGATGATAATAGAAATATTAATAGTATAATAGCTATGAAACATTTTGGAGAAAACACACAATTAAAATCTATGATACGAACTAGATATTATCCACTTTTACGTGGTATAGTAGATGTTCCAGTTAAAGGTGATCCTGTATTATTATGTGATTTTGGTGGGATAAATTATTATTTAGGTCCTTTAAATTCTGTGAATAGTCCAAATTTTAATATAGACACATTGAATACTGGATTTAATCCATATAATTCTAATACAAATATAAAAACAAAATCAACATTTAGAGAAAAATTTAACGTACCTAAAAATTACTTAATATCTGCTATATCTAGATTACAAAAAAAGTATAAAAATAACTTAGACGACCCAAAACAAATTAATAAAGGAGAAGATGGTAGTAATTCAAAAATAGATACTCACGGTGATATGATTTTTGAGGGTAGATATGGCAATAGTTTAAGAATTGGAAGTAGAGGTCCTTTTCCTTTAATGATTATGTCTAATGGTAGAAATGTTGGGGAGGAAGTTGAGAACATTTATGATGGATCTTTATTTAGTATAACTTCTGCTGGTAGTATTCTAGACCATTTTAAAACTTTCCAATTAGCATCAGATTCAGTAGAGGGTAATCCTAGACTTGTAGCTGGTGGTAATGATGCTGAAGAAACAGAGTCATTTAATTATAATTTTGGTAGTGATGATGGATTACCAATACTTAGAAATCAGATATTAATTAATTCGGATAAAATTACTATGAACGCTAGAAGAAATAACATAACTTTATCTTCTTTTGTTAATATAGATTTTGGAGCTGGTAATAATTT